TAACAAGTTAAAAGTTAAGGTATCGCTTGAAACCTCTGAAATACAACAAGCGATAAATGGTGCAGTTTTTATCGTGGAAAAACTACCTAAAAATATTTTTGGTTATATCGTCAAGAAAATTATCCATTTCATTTTCTATTTGTCGATTAAGTTCTCCATACGTTATCACGCCTTTACAACCGACACAGGTGACTTGATCGTCATCCTTCGGATCGGCTGGATACTCAAACTCTTTACTTCCACAAGTTTTGCAGACGACATTTAATAAATCAGACATATTCAGCTTCCTTATTTTAGTTTGTTGGTTTGGTCACTAAACATACTAATTTAGGGGAGCGTTTTTTAACAGGAATTTTGATTATGCAGCAGGCAACGCTACAAGATGTGCAAGATGCTTTGCAGTACCTTGACCCTAATTTAGATCGCGATACCTGGGTTAGGATTGCCATGGGCATTAAAAATGAGTTTGCCGATGCAGGCTTTGATATTTTTGATTCGTGGAGCGCTGGCGGTGAGCGTTATAAGCCAAGTGATGTTAAAAGCATGTGGCGCAGTGTAAAAGCGGGCGGAGGTGTTACGATTGGTACTGTAATCGGCATGGCTAAAGATAAGGGCTTTACATTTAGCCGAGAACCTATGACGGCTGAGCAACAAGCCAAACTCAAAGCTGATTACGCTAAACGAGCAAAAGAGCGCGAAGCGAAAGAAGCAGAAGAAGAAGCAGCGCGCCAGCGTTGGCATGTGAAAATTAGCGACTTTTCCAAATATATCATTGATAACTTCACTATACCGATAAAATCAAATAAGTACTTAAGCGATAAAAAAGTAAATGCCTATGGGGTGTTAGGTTTTAAAAAGTCGTTTATTTTAATTATTCGCGATAACTTTACTACTGAGTTAGTTGAAGGTGGTAAAGAGATAAAAGCCTTCTTTGATACTTTACCTAGCGAAGATGAAGATAGGGACTTTTCGTTTTTACATATCAAGCGTGGCAGTTTGGCCATTCCCCTCATTGATATTAATAAGCAGATTTGGAACATCCAAATAATCAACAATACTGGTACCAAGTTATTTTTAAAGCATGGCCGTAAGTCAGGGCTGTTTCATTTTATTGGTAAAGCAAGCAGCTGTAATATTTTGGCTGTTTGTGAAGGGTATGCAACGGGCGCGAGCATTCATATGGCGACTGGTTGGCCGTGTGCGGTGGCGCTTGATGCGGGTAATTTGTTACCTGTGGCTTTGGCATTTGCTGAAAAGCTAAAAGACAAGACCTTTTTGTTTTGCGCAGATAACGACGTTAATACAAAGGGTAATCCTGGTATAACTAAAGCGAATGAAGCAGCAGCTGCGGTTAATGGCCTTGTTGCTGCACCAGATTTTTCTGGTATTTTAAATAAGGAGGCTGCTTGATGGCCTCTAGTTCTTTAACAGATTGGAATGACTTACATGTAAGTGCTGGTTTAGCTGAGGTCAAAAAACAGCTATCTGCTGTTGTTGATAAGCCAAGCGCGAATGATGGTGATAACCCGCCGCCGAAAAACGCTGACGCGCGGGAGCGTTCACTGGGGGATGAGCCGTGGCAACGGCTTTTCCAAAGAACCAATGCTGGCAATCCGCAAGCGAATATTAGTAATACGAAGCTGGTTTTAGAACACGATCCTGCTTTTGATGGTGTTTTAGGTTATTGCAATTTTAGCTATCGGATCATTAAACGTAAGTTGCCACCGTTTAAAATGGCAAAGCTAGGTGAATGGACTGATGCCGATACCGAGCGCTTACGTATTTACTTATCTGAAAGCTATGGTTTTACACCTAAACCCAGTGATGTACTTGGTGCTATTTTGGTTCATTCAGAAGAGCATGCCTTTCATCCCGTACAGGACTATTTAACGTCAATAAAGTGGGATGGTAAGCCGCGAGTGGCTATGTGGTTACATGATTACTTAGGTGTAGAAGACTCTGATTATGCGGCTATGGTTGGCACATTCTTTTTGGTTTCTGCTGTAGTTCGGGTAATGCGGCCTCCTGTAAAAGTTGACTCGGTGTTGATTTTAGAGGGCTTGCAGGGGTTGGGTAAATCGACGATGTGCCACAACCTATTTGGCGATTGGTTCACTGATACTCCGATGGCTTTAGGTGAAAAAGATACGTTTCAACAAATGCAGGGGATGTGGGGAATTGAGCTTGCAGAGCTTGATGCGTTTAATAAGGCAGAGAACACGAAAGCTAAACAGTTCTTTGGTTCACAGGTTGATAGGTACCGCCCCAGTTATGGGCGCATGGTGCAAGAATTCCCGAGGCAATGTGTTTTTATTGGTACCACAAACCAAGATAGGTATTTAAAAGACTCAACGGGAAACCGGCGCTATTGGCCTGTGATGTGTACGAAGATATGCCAAGAGGCCATAAAGCGAGATAGAGATCAGTTATGGGCCGAGGCTGTTCACTTATTAAATGAGGGTACACCTTGGTGGCCTACTGATGAATACAAGCACCTGTTTGAAGAGCAGCAAGAGGATAGATTCGACTCCGATGTATGGGAGGAGCTTATCTACAAATGGCTTATTAAAAATATGCGTTCGGATTATTCCTGTGCCGAAATTATGGAAGAAGCTCTAGGTATGGATGCTCACGCCATGCGCCCACCTGAACAAAAACGTGTTGGACAAATTATGCATCGCCTTGGTTTTGAGAAAAAGAAAAAGCTTATAAAAGGTAAGCGGCCTGCGTTTTATTTTCCGCCAAAGGGGTTTTGGGATGCTAGATAATTATTTTAGTGTGACAGTGACAGTGACATTTACCATGACCACTTGCAGCCCTTGCCATATAAGGCCTTGTCATAGTGTCACAGTGTGTCACGGTGTTTTCGCGCACACATACGCGCGCGCGTGCGAGCGGACGCATTTGATATCTATATTCTATTTAATAATGTTACTTACTAATGTATGTAAAAACACTATGACACAGTATGACAGTATGACAATACCAGTAAATACAAGGGCTGTAGCTGTCATGGTTGTGTGTCACGGTGAAAGTGAGTATGACATCAATGTTTTAAACTATTTTGCGGCGGGGATGTAGAATGCAATTAGATCTAAGAGAACAGGCAGAAAACGATTTAGCACAGTGGGGCCTGTGGGCGAGAGAGAAGAACTTACCAACGCTTAAGTCTCAGAACCTCGTTACATCGCGTTCAGTGAAGCTAGATATTAACGGTTGCCCTTTAGTGATAAAAGATGACTATGCACAAGTACTCGATGCCAGTATTGCGAGAATGCGGCATTTAGATCCTACTTACCCGCTTATTGCTCGCCAGTATTTTAGCTTGGGTTTGAGCTGTAGAGTGATCGCACAGAGCACTAAAATTAATAAAACAAAGGTATCTTCGGTAGTGGGTGAGATAGTTAGTTGGGTTGCTAGCGATCTTATCAAAGCAGCCTAGATCTTTTTTTCAAAAACTATTGCTTTTGTCCGGACAGAAACTATACTGACTCAGGTAAGCTTAGCAAAGCTACAACATAAAGCCCGAGGTTAACGCCTTGGGCTTTTTTGTTTCTGCTTTTTAGCTCACGTTCCTGTTGTTGACCCGCTTTGGCTTTGCCTGAGCGGGTTTTTTCGTTTGAGGCCCCTATGAAAGTAAACAAGCTATTAGCCGCTGGTGTTACCGGTGTACTTGCGCTTGCAGGCGTTACGATTGCACAGTTTGAAGGTGAGGTAAGAACGGGCTATGTCGATCCTGTTGGTGTGGTTACCGCTTGCTTTGGTCACACAGCGACAGCTGAGCTTGGCAAGAAGTACACAGAGAACGAATGTTTAAGTTTGTTTGCTAAAGACTTAGGCGAACATAACAAGCAGCTGCTAAGAGCTGTTAGCGTATCAATGTCAGCAAGCGAACATGCTGCTTATTTGTCATTTCATTACAACGTGGGTGCTGGGAACTTTCGTAGCAGTACGTTATTAAAACTTTTGAACAATGACCAACGAGTGAAAGCGTGTAATGAGTTACCACGTTGGGTTTACGCTGATGGCCAGAAGTTACCAGGCTTAATTAAGCGCCGTGAAGCAGAACGCCAGTTGTGCTTAAGCGAGATTAGCGATGTTTAGTTTAAACAAAGTTTTGTTTTCAGGCTTGGGAGTGATGCTTGCGATATCAGTGTTTCGATATTTGGGCGTTAGCGCTGAGCTTGATGAAGCGCGTGAAAGTAACGAACAGCTACTCGGCACTATTCAGAGCTATAAGAATCAGGTTGAGATGCTTGCTAACAACTTAGTGAATGCTGAGAAGCAAAATAAGCGATTGCTAAAAGAGCGCACTTTACTAGAACAAATTCGTGCAAAGCACCAAGAACAACTTACCTCTATCGAAAATAAGCTTCAAACAACTAACTCACAACTTGATGCATTAAGGCTATCGACTAATGAAACAACTAAGAACTGGGCTAATGACTGTGTGCCTAGCGCTGTTATCAGCGTGTTCAAGTACGCCAACGCTAGAGCCTGTAATCAAAACAGTCGTACAAACTGAGTATAAGTTTGTACAGATGCCTAACGAGTTCATTAAACCTTGTGAGGTTAGTATTCAAGCTGTTGGAGACAATACATCTCACAGTCAGTACACAGTGTATTTAGAGACCGTTATTGATACCTGCAATGAGCAGCTATTAAGAGCGCGAGAGTGGAACAATGCGAATAGAAACAAGTGATATAGCTATGCAAAAGGCCGTCAGTGTAACGACCTACAGCGCAAGCTTAGGCACTGCAGCTGGAGGGATATTTAGCTTGAATGAGTGGGCTATATTACTGGGGATTATATTCGCAGCATTAACATTCTTAGTTAATGCGTGGTTTCAACATAAGCGTGACGAACGTGAAGCGCGTAAGCATGAAGATGATAGAGAGTTCCATCGTGCAAGAATGGAAGCGCTACAACAAAGCGATCATGCACAGCTACTTTGCCAGGACAACATAGATGGCTAACAAACCTGGTAGCTGGTGTAGTAAGTGTCGCAAGGTACATCGTGACGAGCCTTGCCCACACCGTAAAGCATTTGGTCGTAAGCGTGATAGTCATCAGCAATCAGGTCGTGGTGGTCGTGTGTGGCAACGAACAAGAGAATATATATTTCATCGCGATAACTTCCTTTGCCAGATATGTAAGAGCAAAGGGGTACTAACATCAGTTGAGCTGCATGGCCCTTATCATGGGGTATGTGATCATATCGTTCCCTTGTCTCAAGGCGGCGATGACAAAATAGAAAACCTTCAGACCATTTGCCAGTCTTGTGATAAAGAAAAGACGGCAAGTGAGTCAAGACACAGCACTCACCCGGGGGCATCAAAAGTCTAGGGGGTTGCTCTGTACACCGCCGCCCTAATGAGATTTTTATGCGGGCTATAAATGAAATGAAAAAGCCCACTTTATAGAGAGTTAGCTAGTTTATGTCAGGTAGATACCCATCAGTAGCAGAGAAGAATGACGATAAGGTCGTTCAGTTTCCTGGTACCGAAGAAAAAGCGGAAATGAGCGATAAGGAAGCGAAAAAAATCGCGATCCAATCGCGTCCGCGTGGTATGTCAAAACCTGAACAAAAAGTGTGGGAAATGGATGTTCCGGCTTATGTGAAAATTAATCGTTTTAAACCACACTTCACACGGTTCTTTAGAGAGTACTGTGTTGTTATCGCTCGCATGGAAGAAACAAAAGCGTTCTTAGACCAAGAGGATGTTGGTTGGACCTACACAACAGTTGGACGCAATGGCGCGCAACATAAGAATCGTCCTGAGGTGGCTCAGTACAACGATGATTGGCGAAAGCTAAACAGCTTAATTAATCAGATTGGTGGTAGTCCAGCAACGGACCAAAGGTTTAACAATTTACAACCTGGCCTGTTTGATGACTTGTATTAGATGCGGAAAAACTACCCAACGTTTCAGCGNGATCACCTNGCTGATATAGAGCAGTACGCTAACGATGTTATAAGCGGTAAACGCCTTGCAAATCGTTATGAGAAACTAGCTGTTGAGCGTGAAAGTCGAGATTTAGAACGCGCTGGTACAAAAGATTTTCCATTTTATTTTGATGTAGAGGCTGCACTTAAAGCCATAAGGTTTATTGAAACCTTTAGTCATGTAAAGGGAAAGTGGGCAAGGGCGAAAGGGCAGGACGCTTTAATTGCTTTAAGCCCTTGGCAGAAGTGGATAACAGCCCAGGTCTTTGGTTGGAAGCATATCATCACTAAGCGCAGACGTTTTAGATCTGCAGCCGTTTATGTTCCAAGGAAAAATGGCAAGTCAACGTGGATTGCACCCATTGGGCTGTACATGTTGTCGAACGACGATGAGCCAGGCGCTGAAGTATATTGTGGTGCTACCAATCAGAAGCAAGCTAATGAGGTATTTCAACCAGCCCATAAAATGGCCACTAGGCAACCTGCTTATCGTCGGCAATTTAAGGTCGAATTATTAGCTCAGCAAATTTCTAGTACATCAGACGGCGGTAAGTTTGAACGTTTGATAGGTGATCCTGGTGATGGTGGCTCGCCGAGTTGTTATCTCTGTGATGAATATCACGAACACCCTGATGACAGGCAACGAGACACCATGGTCACAGGGATGGGGGCTAGGGAACAACCACTCGAATTTATAATATCAACAGCCGGTTCTAATTGGTTCGGCCCATGTGGTCAACATTGGAAAGAATGCCAAGAAATACTAGAGGGCACTCGGGTTGATGAAACAACATTTTGTATCATCTACGCAGCAGATAAGGATGATGATTGGCAAGATGAAAATACATTAATAAAAGCCAATCCTAACTATGGTATTTCGGTCGATGTTGATGGTTTAAAAAACCAACTCAACAAAGCTAAGCAATCAGCACGCAAGCAAAATGCATTTAAAACAAAACACTTAAATTTATGGGTGGGTGCAAAAGAAAGCTGGCTTAACATGGAAGATTGGAAAGCAGCTGCTGATCACTCTATTACCATGGATGAGTTCTTGGGAGATGAGGGCACAAAAGGCGTCGATTTATCTGAATCGGATGACTTAACAGCCGATGTAACCTGCTTTACCCGCACAATTGATGGCAAACTTCACTACTATTTGTTTGCTAAAACCTATGTCACTGCAGCGAAAGCAAGCGAAATTGATATTTACCGAGACTGGGTTGATCAAGGTGACCTTTTAGAGTGCTATGGAACAAGCATTGATTACGATGAAGTCGAACGAGCGATTGAAACTGATAACGAAAATTATCAAATTACAGGTTTGTTTTACGACCCTGCAGGTGCGGCACCTATCGCACAGCGTGTTCAAAACAACACTGGCATTGAGCCAATAAAAGTCGCGCAAAACTACACAAATTTTTCACCGGCTATGCGTGAGTTTGAAACCTTACTCAGGCAGGGCCGCATTCACCACAATGGTGATCCTGTTCTTGCCTGGTGTTTAGGGAACGTAATCGCGAAAGAAACCATGGACGGCAAATATATTAGGCCTGTCAAAGAGCATAAAGACAATAAGATTGATACCGCGGTTGCTATGTTACTTGCCTTTATAGGCTCATGGCAGCCTGAAGAAGATGATGGTTCTAACCAAGAGTTTTTGGAATTCTAATGTTTAAAATCCCTTTTTTAAGTCGTTCAAGCAGCAAAAGCACGACACAAGTCAGCAATACAGCTGAGCAAAACGACATATCAGTACAAGATATTAATACCTTGGCTGATCTATTTGGGGTAATGCCTTCATTAGCAGGTCCGGCTGTTACTCCAAAAACATCCATGAAAGTATCTATCGTTTTTGCGTGTGTGCGTTTAATTGCCGGCGCTATTGCTCAGATGCCCGTTCATATCTTTGAACAAAGTGAAAAAAACGATAAACAAAGAGTCCCAAACCATAGTTTAGCTAACTTATTTAACTTACAGCCAACACCCGCGTGGAGTGCAGCTGCATTTTGGGAGTTTATCGTATCGAGCATGCTGCTTCATGGTGATGGGTTTGCTGTCTTACTGAGAGATAGAAACGGTGATGTAGAAGAAATACTACCAATCAGCCCTGTAGGTATGAATGTAGTTAATAACAATGGGCGTTTAAATTACTTTTTTACACTTGATGGTACTCCCCGAGGCTTTGACCAGGATGATATTTTGCATTTTCCTGGCTTTGGTTTTAATGGCCTTAAGTCTATGTCGGTTATTCAATGGGGCGCATTTAACAGTATTGGCCTTGAGCTTGCCATGGAGCAACACAGTGGTGAGTTTTTTAAATCTGGTTCAACGCAACGTGTAGCAGTTGTTAAACAAGGGAAGTGGGATGAAACACAAAAAGAGTCATTCAGAAACGCGTGGGTTAAAGCTTATGGCGGTATTGAAAACTCTAAGTTCCCACTGGTTCTTGATAACAGTACTGATGTAAAGCAACTGAGTGTGTCAGCTAAAGACTCACAGTTGCTTGAGTCGCGTGAATTTCAAATTACAGACATAGCACGCGCTTTTGGCCTGCCTAGCTTTATGGTAAATCAAGAACAAAAGACAACATCTTGGGGCAGTGGCATTGGTGAGATTGGCTTATCGTTCTTGCGTTTTACGCTAGGACCCCACCTTAATCGCTTTGAACAAGAAGTAAACCGTAAACTCTTTTTGAAAAAGCCCATGTTTGCTGAATTTATCGCAGCTAATTTAATGCGTTTAACCTTAAAAGATCGCAATGAAGCATACCGTCAAGCGATTGGGGGCTCGCAAGGACCGGGCTGGATGAGTATTGATGAAGTGAGAAAGCTTGAAAATCTACCAGAACTGGGTGGCCGTTACGCGTTACCTTACGATGCAACTGCTTCAAACAACCAACAAACGGACATTTAACTATGAGAAACAGCCGAAAACTAATGCAGTTGATTAAAAACAACTGCCAAAACCGTGAACAAGTTGGCTATCAAATTAAACAACAGTCACCGTTAGCTAATGCAGGTGAAAACCGCCCCGCATTTTTAATTTACGATGTAATTGACTCTTGGTGGGGCGTATCTGCAGAAATGATTAAACGTGATTTGCTCACAGTAAGTGATGCCACGGACATCGATGTTTACATAAATAGTCCAGGTGGTGATGTATTTGAAGCGACGGCAATTTATTCAAGTTTAAAAGCGCATCCTGCAAAAATTCATGTTCATATTGATGGTATTGCTGCAAGCGCTGCAACACGTATTGCATTAGCCGGCGATACAATTGAGATTGCTGATTCAGGCTTTTATATGATCCATTACGCCTGGACACTTGCTTTGGGTAATGCACAAGAAATTCGTGATACAGCAGACATGCTTGATAAAGTTGATAACACCATTGTAAATGACTACGAAAAGCGTACAGAAGCTGGTGAAGAACAAGTTCGTAACTGGATGCAAGCAGAAACATGGTTTACCGCACAAGAAGCCTTAGAACACGGCTTTGTTGATAGCATTATGCAAGATGAAAGCACAGATAAAACTACCAATAAAGCTTGGGATTTAACAACGTATCAAAACGCACCTGAACCCGAAGCCCCTGAAAATATATTTCCGCAGCGTGAAAGGCTAGAACGATTTGCCAACATGTTGCTGGCAACTAGCTAGCTCCGCTGGCACCACTATCGAAAGCACCGAAAGGTGCTTTTTTTATACTTAAAATTGAGGAATA